TACGTCCAACAACTGAGCCGTCAACCTTTGGTGCTCCTGTGGTTGGTTTTACAGGTGCAACAAACTGCGGACGAATAAAGCTGATAAAGCGAGCGTTTGGAAACGACCATCGATTGCCGTGTGTTATCAGTTTGTCGTTCTGCAGGTTTTGGTCAGAAGTCTTAATATATCCAACACCAACTTCCGTTACGATATTAACGTGACCGTGCTTGTTTGAACCCGTTGAACCAAGTATAGCAATATCTCCAACCTGTGGAGTTGAGCTTCTCGTATACCCTGCTGGCCATGAAACATTAACCATATCTTTAGCGCTGTTAACGCCACCAAATTGGCTAGTGCCAAGGTAATTAACATAGTGGCGAGCAAACGCTACACACTGATTATAGCCACCCCACCAGAGCGACCCTGCACGTGTTTTTATATAATCGACTGCTTGTTGCTGAGTTCTGCGTATCATTGAAGTCTCCTTTTCGTTATACGAATAGTATACACCAATTCAAAACTAGTGCTTGTTTACGACTCGCTCGTTCTCTACGGTTTGGTTATGGACAGTCTGATTTCGTATTTTTAGCTTACTAATTGACTCTAGTATTTTACTCTGCGTTTCAGATATGGACTTCATTGAGTTGGCAAGTTCAGTCAACGGCAGTTCTTTATAAACCTCAACCTGACCAGACAACTTAGCAATAGCTTTTTCATTGTCTATGTGCAATGTCCGAAGCTCAGACACCTGAGTGGTGAGCGTTTCGATTAGTTCTTTTTGTGACTGAATTGTAGCTTTTACGGTTGAGTTCTTAAAGACAGCAAAGACAATGGCTGCAACGCCACTTACTACTATTAGTCCCTCTATCAATTTGACTAGTTCATCTGGTGTCATGACTACATTACCTTTAATAGCTTTTGTATTAGTGCTTTGCTAATTTCACGTGTTTCAGGATCGAATGCCGGACCTTGTGCAACCGAAGCAGCCTTTGCCATTTGCTGGGCTGGGTTCGCTCCTCCTGCAGGTGCTGACTTTCCAGTGTTTGGCAAGCTAGAGACTGGAGGTGCTCCGGGTATTGTTGGTGGGTTTGCTAATGGTGTTGGACCATTAGGATTAGAAACCTGCGTTGCAACAGGAGCGCCTCCGCCACCTGCTGCACGTCTTTGTAATGCTTCACGAACTGCCTGTAAATCAATCATTATTGTGCTCCCATTAGTTGCGTTAATATTCCCATGTCTACATCGCCTGTCAAATCTTCTTGTGAACCACCAAGCGAGTAAACATTTTGTCGTGAGCTATTTATCACTTGTCTTAGCTGTTGGAGCTTAAGCTGTGCCTGTCCTGCAGTATCGTTCAATGCAGGAATCAAACCAATTGCTCGCTTGATGTCTTGGTCGCTAAGACTTCCGGCTTCTCCAAGGGCTTTAGCAAGCTGAGTGGCTATACCCTTTCTGAAGTCGTCGTATGCTGCTGCGTTGTCGTTTAAGCCAATTCTACCAAGCATGGACTTGAATGTACCCTGAGCTTTACCAACTGGACCCTCGCCAAGACCAACGGTTGAGAGCTGTGATTCTATTTGTCCGAGCAATGTGTCTGCAGTACCCAGTTTGGTCAGGCTTTGCTGTTGCGTTCTACTAAGGTCGCTGTTTTCGTCAACAGGGTTAAAGTACCCATACAACTGCTCTAGCAAATCGAAGTTCTTTCCACCAGTTTCTGCTAAGTCACGAAGTAAGTACTCTTTGAACAAGTCCTCAGTAAACATACCTGCAGTTGGAGCTAGTGATTGCTCACCACCTGCAGTAGCCATGTCACTGACTGGATTGCCGGAGCTGTCAAACATACCTGCAAGCACGCTGTCCTGTAGTTCTGGCTGTGGCATCATCTCTGGTTGCTGTGGAGTAAGTATAGCGTCGGCACCTTGGATACCTGCCTGAACAGGAAGGTTCTTTGTAAATGACGACATAACGCTTGGATCAGGAGCGATCATTTTAATCTTGCCAGCGGCATCGTCAGCTCTACCGACTAGTTTCTGCAGTAGCGCAGCACCACCAGTTGCTATAGGTGCTCTGGTTGATTGCTCAACGCCCTCTAATAGCGGAGATGCAAAAACGCCACCAAGCGCACCAAGTGGACCGAGAGTCGCCCCTCCAATGATTCCACCTGTTGCACGCCCACCCAAACCTGAAGCGAACCCACCGCCGACGCTTTGTGCTGCTTCATCGGTAAGGTTTATCATCTGTCCAAGACGAACAAACGGTGCTTGAATCTTTCTTAAGTCCGCCACGTCTTTTGCATCAACTACCTGCTGTGCTAGTCGTGGGCTTATCTCCTGCAGTTGTTTCATAAGCTCAGGAGTCTTTAGTGTATCGACAATACCGAAGCCTTTAACAGCGCTATCTAGTTGCATCTTAAGCTCGTCAGCACCGCCAAGTAATGCTCGACCAATCTTTTCGTTCTTTAAGTTTTTAGTAAGATACGTGCTGGAGTTAATGTACTGATATGCAGAGTCCTCTAGCTTCTTGATATTATCAAAAGCGTCGAGTGGGTTCATGGTTCCGGGAAGTTTACCGGGAGTCTGAGCATTTATAACCGTGTTCATAATTTTTTTGTATTCAACGTCAGTTAAATCAGGTATTTCGTCAAGTAAGTTCTTTACTGATGTAATGACTTCGTCGGTTCGCACTTCCTTCGGAATCTTACCAATAGCATCACGAACGGTTTTTGTTAAGATACCGTTCTGTCCCGTTACTCCTGCAGATATAGAGCGCAGGTCGTCAAGTGACTTAGCACCAAAGCCGTGCTTTAGAATCTCGTCTGCAGTATCAACTGGTTTTAGTCGTGGCGCTAACTTGGTTGGTACAGTGAATGCTTTTGCAAACATACGTGCAGGTGTTTTTTGCATGCTAGATTTTACGTTTTCGATTATGCCCATTTTACCAACAGCAGGTGCTGTGCTCTCGACAGCTTTGTTTAGAGTTCCCGGTGCGCCAATATTAAACTTCTCAGGCTTAAATATAACAATCTCGCCAGATGGTTCCTTGATTCCGTCGTATCCTTCTGCAGATAGTTTCTTAGCCCACTCTGCTGAGTCGTCGGCACCACGAGCTGTGCCCATAGTATCAAGCCACTTCTTTGAATTTGAATCAAGCAATTGAACAGTCTGTTTTGGTCTTACCTCTAAGACCGTATCGCCATAACTTCCGGCAGCGTGATCGCCAAGTTTAGTGCCATCATCTACGCTGGCAAACATAGCGTAAGGAGACTCAGCATAGCCCTTTTTATTTAGAGATGTATTAAAGCCGTTCTTTACAATAGACTCAGCGTTCTCTTTAGTCGTTCCATGATATAAAGCGTCTTTAGGCTCTAGCTTTACAGAGTCAGGTAGTACCTTCAAAGGAGTCTTTTTTACAGTTACTGGAGTGACTACTTTTCTCGCTCCCTTTATGACCTGTCCAGCGTCTTTTGCTTTATCAGCTGCCTTGGCAATCTTTACAATATCCCCACCAGCGTCGGCTGCTTTACCTGCAGTCTTGGCTAGTTTAAGAGCTTTGAAAGCCTTACCAGCTCCACCGAGACTTCCAAAGAAAGCCTCACGAGCAACACCTTCATCAAGCGCACGTTTCTGTATAGCATTAGAGGCTACTTGACCAGCGCCTCCACCTAATGCACCGCCAAGTAAAGCACCAATACCACCACCAATGACAGTTCCAATACCCGGAACAATAGAGCCAACAGCGGCACCAGCAGCAGCACCGCCAGCAACGCCACCAGCACCACCTGCAGTAGTGAGACCAAAGTCAAGCCAGCCGTTTCTTCCACCACCTTGCGGTTCTTGCGGTTTGTTTTGTGCGGCATATTCACCTCCTGCACGTTGTGCAATCGCTAAAAGTCTTTTTTTCTCTTCAGGAGTCATCGCCATGCTAGAACTTCCAATATCCTAACTCTTTACCAAGCTGGAAGCGACGTTGTGCTGTCGGATCCTTAGACCTTCGCAAAGAAGCTATAAGGCTTAGTTTACTATTTGGATCCATTGCCATTATTTTACCCAAGTACTCGCTGTCAGCATCTGCTATAGATGGAGCAGCACCGCCACCAGCTCCAGCGGCTTTGCCTGTAAGACTAGCGATAAGGTCTTTGGACCAGCTGTTAGCGCTGGCGTTGGTTTGTCGGTCTAGTTGTGCTTGGAAGGTTGCAAGCTGTTTCTGTTGCTCGAATGCTCTTGCTTCTGATTCAAGCTGTCCGAGGCGTTCCCACTCAGCGGTTGCAAGGTTCTGCTCGGTCTTTAGCTTGTCCATAATTGCAGCAAGTTCGTTCTCTTTGCTAATATTAAAGCCAGATATTTCACGTGCAAAACGCTCAGGGAGTGCATCGAGTCGCATACGTGTACCTTCGACTGCTCGGTCTTGGTCTTTTGATGTAAGATTGACAATGTCGCCAACTGCCTGATTTGACATGTTCCATGAGGATACAAGTGGTTCTAGACCTGAACCAAGTCGTCCAAGTTGCGTGTTCAAAGCACCGCCTTCGCTTGCCACCATACGGTTACGCTGTGCGTCGGTCGTAAATGAGCCTCTAGTACGTGAGCTTATATCTTCGTCCAAGCTATCTAGCAAACTCTTAACAGATGATATTTGTGTATTAAAAGTGCCAATAGAGCCTTTAATATCATCAATGCCCTCTTCTTGTCTGGCACGGTTAAATACTGAAAGAAGCGACTCTTGTCCGCCTCTGATAGTTTCAAATTGTTTGAATAAGTTTTCTTGCTCTGCCTTTTGCCCGGCTCGCATTTGATTGCCCTCTTCAGTTGCTCTTGCAATCTGTTCAAAGGCTGGGTTATAAGATACGATTTTTAGATCTGCCATAGTTTACTCCAATCAACAATTCAGTGTTGCGAGTCTCTTGGACTTCTTTTAATTGAATTATACACTAATCTCCGTCCTGCGCCCAAATATTGTATTTAAACTTCCACGTTGTGCTGGCAATAGCAACCCCAAGCCCACCACGAACACGAACTTTTGCGTACCAATTAGTGGCATCGGTATAGCACCAGAACCATATATCAGTTGTCGGACCACCACCTTGTATATATCTGGTTGAGCCACCGAACTGATAATTAGCACCGACTGGCGCACCAACCATACTCAAGTGAGCCGGAGTGTAGCTATAGCCGTGAGCAATGGTATGCAAGGTGTACGTGCCGTCAGCTACAGTTGCTCCGAAAGTATAGCTTAAGTAATCATAGTGCTGCGGACTTGCATATATCTTTACCATTGGGTGTGCGTAAGTAGATATAAACGTCAGCTGGTCAATAGCTGGACTCTTTACGTCCACGCCCTCTTCAGATGTCTTTACTCCAAAATCTGCCATGTTAGCTCCTCTGCATTGGGTCTTTAAGTACTATGATGCAGTAATCGCACGCATAAGGAATCGTAATGCTTACCGTTGTGCTCGTCGCAATCACGGCGCTATCTGAAGCAGCCGTCAGCGGTTGCCAGCGTGCAGGACTAAACGCACCAGACACCAGCTTTGCGTATACTAAAGGAAACGGCTCGTAGCCTAAGTCGTGCGTGACTACTATAGCCGAGCCTCCTGCAGACTTTGTACCGTAAGTTATAGTGTCGACCATTGGAGAGCGTGCTTTGGTGTGCATAGCAAAGTGGCGCAGGTCAGTATCGTATACGTCGAAGCCATCCTTGCTTACCTTAAACCCATAGTCCTTATCTACCGAGTCAGGGTTATCAGATATTGTTCCGGTTACCACGTTTGGAAACGTCTTGCTTTGCTCAAGGTCGTGCTGAAATATAAAATAGTGTCCGTTAATTGTGCCACTCGCAAGGCTTGAGTAAATAAGGTTTGTATCGCTCATGCCAATACCGCTGGCGTTGAAACCGTCCAAGCCGTGTGCCTGATTTGCACCGCCAAGCGCAAAGCCTGTGGTTGCATCATGGAATAATAGGAAGGCTGGGACGTATCCAAGATTGTGCGACACTATAGTTTGACCGGGAGTAACACTAAAGGAACCCTCCTCTAGTATGGTAAATGCTGGCCATGAGCTAGAAAAGAGCTGTTTGAAGTCAGGTGCCGTTTTAACGTCATATCCACGCTGGGAGACACGGAGACCGTAATCCTTAGACATCTAGAACCCTCCGGCATCGTAACCAAGCAGTACTCGGTCGTTATCTCCATCGTTTATGATTATCCTGCGGTTGGCGTTATCAATACGAACGCTGGCATCACCACCAAATAACAATTCGGTTACACCTTTAAGTGAACCACCCATAATATCTTTTGCGTAGGTTTTACGTGAGCGACTTCTAGACATGGTTGCTTCAGGAACGTCCAGTGCTGGGAAGCTAAGTGTTCGGTAATCTTTTTGTGCCATTAGAATATCCTCTCCTGTAGCATATTATCGTACAAGAAGCCCATGCCTGTCACGGTTGGTTTACTTGAGCCACTTCCGGCTATCTCGACTGCAAACTCCATTTCTCTATACTTGGCATCTGCAGAGTCTACCTCGACACGTGTTTCAGTAGAGCCAACAGTGGTGTTTGTAACCAAATTAGTAAACGTGCCAGCACGCTCAAATGCTACTTGAATCTTAACGCTCTCTCCTGAAGCAAGTGGCAAGTGAGTGACCTTGTATACTTCGACCATTTTATCGCTATGAGTTCGCTGATCGTCGTGTATCAAACTCTCCATGCGAGCAGATGCCGCTGGATCGTTCGTATCGCTTACTTTGTCCACACCATAGTCTGTGCCGTCTTTCCAACTAAAGTACAGTTCGCTCCCAATACCTTTAACCGCACCAATCTTGAAGCCTGTGCCAGTTTGCGTGCCAGTTGAGCAGAGGTAAGCATAGTTCAATACTGGTGGGAACATCTCGTCTGCTGCGCCGTAAGTATAGATACCTTGTGGCATGGTAGTACTGTCGGTGTTTCCACCTGCCCCGATAATAGTCTGATTCTTCCATATATCTATAGCACCCGGCAATATCTCCACGTACTCGGTGGCTGCTAAGTTTGGAATCTGGTGCACTTTACTTGCAGGGTCCCAGCCACGATAGATATTACCCTTTGAGCCAACGACACTAAATAGGTCGTTACCTGTATTTATAAGAGCGTTTGGAGCACCGTCTATTGGATAGAAGTCAGTGAAGGTTGTTGCGGTTCCGTCCCATTCAAATATAAAGCCCGACTCGGCATCGAGCACGCTCGTGCCTCTCCACGCACCAATCATCAACATACCGTCAATTATAGTAAGCGAGCGAATAGAAAAATCAGGAGGCAGTACTAGCCTATCAGCATCCCATACCGCACCGTCCCACCAACCTAAGTAGTTACCGTGTCCAACTGCGAGACCTTCCTTGAAAGCCTTTAGCGGAGCAATGTTTGTGCCGGACGTATCGTTCAAACCTGTCTGCCAGTTGTCGGTAAATGACGGCGTGCCAGAAAGCAAGCCATATCTGCCAATCTGTGTGTCTTGGGTATAGTACAAATAATCGTCGTGAATCTCTAAGCCCTGCCCACCGCTGTTGGATACAGTACGAAGCGAGGACCATGTGCCACCGCTTGTCTCTTGGAATATCTTGCCGTTCTCTGCATAGAAGTAGCGACTAGTTGAGTATGGTGTACCGTCAACAATCCACTTAACGAGGCTGTCTACCGTAGTGCCTGACACCTTTGTGGCTTTTGGAAGTATAGACCACTCGTTCGGATCGCTGTGAATGTCCGCTGACTCTGCGTAGCGAAATGCGCCTTGAGAGCCGACTTTCTTTCCGTGAGAGATACCGCCATAAAAGTCTTTTTGCCATAATATATCTTTCATCTATATAGCTCCATTAGGGAAGTGCCCCGGATACACAGGGAAGTTGCGACCGCCTGAACCAACGGTTCTAACGGACTTAGTACCAACTCGGTTAACGCCATAACGGTCTTTTGCTCTATCCCAGCCACTGTTCCAAAGCTGGAAGTATTTGTTGGTTTCTTTCTCATTTTCACGTCGAGACTGATAGTTCCATATTGCATAGTAAGCAGGAAGCACCTGCATCTCTTCAGGTAATGCAAACGCCTCTGCAAGCTCAAACGACACGCCAGAGACACTAGCACCTGCGTAGTAGTTTTCAAGCTCAAGCTCGGTGTTGCTGGTGCGTGATTGTACTCTATACCAAAGTCCATCGCCTGTAGCTCCGACCACTTTCAAGTACCTGCCAGCCATAGCTGTTACAAAAGTAGTACCTGAACCTGTGACGGTTGAATCGCCCTGCGTGAGTGAAATAGTACCAGTGGCATATTTGTCTTGGGATAAGTCACGGTCAGTTGCTTCGTATGAAATCTCTATAGTAGTTGTGTCGTCGGAAGGAATTGGATCGAGTAGCATCTCAGTACCACCAACACCAAATCGAAAGCGAAAGTAAGCAGCACTTGGACGGTTGCTGGTTCTATCCTGTGATGCAATAGCGTCAAACTCCTCTTCGCTGTCTATGATGGCGACTGGATACCACGTAGCACCAATCTTAGCACGCACCTTCTTTGGCATAAGGAACTCAGGAGGCATCATATACGAACGCTGGTCAGCGACAGTCAAAGCGGTCTTAGTGCTTACAGTTTGATTACGTCGAAACTCGGCTAATATTTCCTTATAGCCCATGTTCATCAAAAGTTTGAATTTGTCTTTAGTTTCAGTTGTGTAGTCTTTAGTCTGCCATTGACAGAATTCGACAGCCTCGTCCCATATAAGCATTGTAAGTCTCCGTTTGTTAAGACGCTTATAGCCCTTTTAATAGAATTATATCACGACCAGTTTCTTGGCGTTGCATTATTGTCGCTCTTCTCCCAGATTGCTTTGCCAGCGTTTGGAGTATTATCCCACTGAGTTTGACCACCTTGGGCTTGTGCCTCCCACTCTACCTGTCCACCGTTGTCTGAATGCTCCCACTGTGCCTTGCCTCTACGTGAGTCGTCCTCAAACAAGTCGCCCGGCACTCCAACTACCTTGGCAGGTCTTGCATCGGACACATCTATTCCACCAACAATTTTAGCATCACGCTCATCAAAGATATTGTCAGTACCGTGAGTCTTGGCACCTCTAGAGCTATTTATACCAGTGCCAGTACCCTCAATCGTTGCTGACCTGCTATCATCAACCGCTAGCCCACCAACAGTCTTTGCAAACCTTGTGTTAGTAGCGTCCGCAGTACCAATAAGAGTAGCGTCCCTCTCAGCGGTTGCTGTAGCTTCACCATATATTGTGGCACCTCTAAAGTCTTGAACTGCAAGGAAACCAACAATTCTAGCACTCCTTAAGTCTTGCGTGTCTGCAGTACCCTCAAGCGTGGCGTCACGCTCACTAGTTACGTCAATACTACCGGAGGTCTTTGCGTCCCGTTCTGCGTTGGCGGTTGCTTCTCCGGTTACCTTTGCGTCCCGTTCATTACCTATATCAGCTGTACCAGTAAGAACGGCATCACGTTCTGCGTTGGCTGATGCCTCGCCACGCAAAACCGCATCTCTCTCGGCGTTGGCGGTTGCTTCTCCAGTAACTCTGGCATCACGCTCGTCGGTTACAAATAGACCCTCAAGATCACGAGTTGATTGTCCGGGGTATACTTCCCCTAGGTAGAAACCGCCCAGCATTTCCTACTCCCTTTCTACAAAGCTAAAATCAAACGGCTTTATTGTCTGTCGTTCGTACCAATCTTTTATCTCGTAGTAATGTCGGTTCTCTGGGTTGTTCGGCACACAGACGGCAATATGCTCCGTATCGCCTTTTATTTTAACAATAAAACTAACTTGGGCACCCATTGCCTGTTTTTCTTTGCTTGGAACTAGTAGTTCTACGTCTTGTATCTCCATTACAGCTCCGCATCCGCTGAAAAGCCAGTTCCTGATGAACCATTGTATCCAGTTATTGGTCTGGAAGCCGCCCCAAAGTTACCTGCGGCGGTTCCGTCTATCTCAACAAACCCCGGCTGATGATAGTTGACGCTAACACTAGAGAGAGTGGTGACTGTGCTGCCGTCATATAAAGGAATGGGACCGAACCCAACAGTTGGAGTAGTCCTCATAGTGGTTGGCAAAACCATTCCAAGCCGGTTAATACTCGAGTTATTGCCTGCTGTAACGCCGTTCATGTGCGGGTCTAAGTGAATTTGATAGTATCTTTGGCACATATTTAGTTCCAAGGCATAAGGTCTTGGAACGTACATAGTTGCTTTTGGTCCCAAATTAAGATGAACCTGAGAAATATAAACGTCGTCATTAGTTGCAGCATTTACGTCGTCCACCCAAATAAATACTCCTAAATTATTAATTGTCGCCGTATCTAACAAAACGTTTTCTATACTAAATCTCTGCCAGCTAGAAGTAAGTGCTAGGTCGGAAGGCGTATTTTCAAAAGTCCAGTTGGTTGCAAGAGTTGGGTTTGTTCCTGCGGACCCGTGCCAAGTACCAACTACGTCTGATGTAAGCACGTCGGCAGTCGACCCCCAACTAATTATGCCAGCCCTGAGTTTGGCTATCTCGGTCGAGTTGGTCTTTGCATAAAAAGACAAAGACACATACTGATCGTCTAGTGGCATAGTATCTGCATTCTCAAGAAAAGTTACTATTCCAACACCAGCGTTAGCTGTTACACAAGTCATTTTTAAAGAATACCTTGAACCGTCTGGCGTATCCGTGTCTCTAGCAAAGGTCCAGTCTGCATCAGTTTCCTGCACGTTATTCCACCTATCGGCACCAATATATACGTCGTCATTAGGTGTTACCGATGTGTTGCGTTGCCAGACATCGAAGTTACCGTTTATCAATAGGTTAGTAGACCTTAGGTTATCTATATCTTCAGCATATATTGAAGCTGATATTCTCCAACCAATAGCGATAGACTTTGCTGAGGTTCCTTTTTGAGCACGAACTATCGTAAGTGTATCAGTGGATATTGCAGTAACCTGAACTATCTCAGCGTTGTCGAAGGTTGGCAACTGGCCTTCTGGACACGCCGTAGCATAGAAAGGTACAGCAGGAAATCTGGCACCATGCCCAGCGGTTACAACTAAGGAAGTACCTGAAGTTGCAGGTGAAGGAGCGGTTGCAACTAAGCTTGTAGATAGATTTGTGTAATTGTTCATGACCCAATCACCACGTATCCTTGATGAGGCTTCTTCTCCGAAACCCACATCTCTATTTTCTTATCTTTATAAATTGCCTGTATAACGCTAAACGTCTCAAAGCCATTCTTGCCCTTTATGTCTCCACCGATTTTTCTAAACGCTGTGTAGTCGAGAGGTTTATCCTCTACGTCAAAGGCACGGAACTTGGGATTATTACCTGACGACGGTAGATGGAACTCCACACCTTCTTTGGTAATTAGTGAAAGCGATCGTATTTCATAGTCGTCAGCGTACTCAAGCATGCGTGCCAGTGGCGACTTTAAGCCGGGAAGAAATACAAAAGGCTCACGTCCCTCGTAAATGGTCTCGCCATTTGAAAGGGACATCTTGAGCCTTACTGCGTAATCTGTTGGTGGTTTGAAGTCCATAATAGCCTTCTCTCTTTCTTGAGTCACTACTGTGCCTCGCATTAGTTTTCTATTCCTGCTCTTCGGTTTCCTGCTCAGGTCGGTTTGCTTCGTGAACGGCTTTGGCACCGTCTGATACAACTGGTTCATCAACCTCGGTTACTTCTATAATAACCGTATCGTTAGCAACTACAACTTCGCACTCGCCAACGCTCAAGAACACCTCGTGCTCAGGAGTGTTAATGCCACGAATACCGCCAATGCGGACTCGTGTACTACCAATTGCTTTTACGTTTAAACCAGCGGTCTTTATAACTTCACCAGCGGTATAACGTCCTGTTTCAATCTTCATCGGTTCACTCCTATGTGTAGGTTAATTCTATTCTTAATGCAAAGGCTGTTTTCTCGCCCACGCTCGTAGGACTTGCAGATACAACCAAGTAATAGTCATGTGACGTTGCAGCCGTGTCGTCGGTAATGGTAACTGCTGCTGCACTCCCCTCAGCTTCAGTAAAGTTGGCGTCACCAACTTCTGCCGCTCTAAAATCAACTCCTGTTGGCACTGCGGTAGTTGTTGAACCGTCGTAAGCATAGAAAATAGCTCCAGTGGTAGCCACTGAGCTTGCGTCCGAGAAGTTTATCTTAAGTGCCGCTTCTGCTGTCGTAATTTGGTCTAAGTCCTCAGTACCACCACCCCAATCTGCTTGTGAATCTCCACCAGTACCACCAGCTTGTGAAACAAACTTGTTGTTACGTGGTGTGTTACCACTTGAATCGTTTGCACCAACGCTAGACTCTACGTGAGTCGTGTCGTTGTAAGCGCCAACCGTAATGGGATCATCGAAACCACTCGGACCAGCAAATTGAAGTATATCAGTTGCGTCTATGGTGGTTGGACTAGTCCCCTGTAGTTGCCATATAAATGTAGCCATCAATAATCCCCTTTATTAGTTACTGACAGCTTACAAGCCATTCTTTAATTCAATTATAAGTCAAACAATGCTTTTACGCAAAGTTCTTCTTAATTAGCGCAATAAGCTCGTCTTTAGTTTCTCGACCAGTCACTTCAAGATTTAGGTCTTGCGCTTCTTTCAATAGGTCGGATTTGTTCCTTTTACTGAACGCATCCTCTGGCGCTGGTTCGGTTTCAGATTGTGCGACTTCCGTATTTGGCACGTCAGGCTGTACTGGTTCAGGTGCCAAGTGTCCCATTACTGGGTCTATGTCTCCGTTGTCGATACCTTCGTTAATTCTGTCGGCTTTCTGTTGAGCCATTTCGTTTGGATCATACTCGTCGTCGCCACCTGAATAGGTAACAACCTCTCCAAGTATTTTATTTATAACTTCAGGTCGCTTGGTGGCTGAGTTTATATAGCCAAGTTTACCGCTTGGGTCTTGTGCGCCAAGCATCTGGTCTGCAATCTTCTTAGCGAAGTGGACTGCAATGTAGCGTGGCAAGGCACGGGTCTGTCCGGGTGACAATCGATACACTCTACTGTTCCACTTAATCTCAAAAGCCTCTGCAGGACGAAAAGCGTGCTCGACCTGTTTAAATTCAAGCTCAGGTATATCCATACCTGAAGCGTCCTTTGATTCTCTGTTCTGTATTGTTTGCTGTGTGATACTACGAATAACAAGGTCTTTTGGAGCGTCTGTCCAAATGTTTGTGACCATTATTATATCGTGTGGGTGTTGTTGAGGCATTTCAAATCCTTTATTACTTACCGTTAGTTACTATTTATTGTTGGTCTTGGGAGTTTTTGGTTCGGTAGCTGGCGTTGGCTCTTCAGTAACTTGTGTGTCCTGATCGAGTACTTCGGCTTCAGGTTCAGTAACTTCAGTCTCCGCAGGAGGCGTTGGCTCCGTTTCAGCTGGCTTTGTTTCTTTTGAACCAGCCTTTTTAGCGTTCTCAGGTGTACCGCCACAGTTGGCGCACTCCTTAGCGATTGAACGTGCAACGTCCTGCTCTAGACCAGTATCTTTGCAAGGTTCACATTTGAACTTTCCCATTTTAGTAGACTCCCATTTAATTGTATTTGAATTATATCACAAAAGAAAAACCGCCCCGATAGGGACGGTCCACCGTGAGGTGTAGCTGAGGGTTAAGCTATTTCTAAGAATATTGGACGATATTCTGTGTCAACACCTGCAACGATTGCGTATCCAACATGGAACTCAACCTGAAGACGAGTAGCGTCTGTTGCGTTAACTGCCCAGTCCTCTAGTTCGACTGCACCAGCTGTGCTTGTACCTGCTGCAACAGCAGATCCAACAGCGATGGCAGTGTCAGCTAGAACTGGAGCGACTCCACGAACCTGCAACCAACCGTAGTTGTTAGCAGCGATGTTCACAAGAGGAACACCTGCAGGGATTTGAGTCTGGCTTGTGCCTTCGACAACGCCACGGTAGCGGTTGTGTACTAGTGTCATTTCTGAGCCAGTAACAAGAGCTGTGTGGATTGAACCGAACACAGTTACCTCAAGAGTTGCACCAGAGCCAGCAGCCGGGTGACCACTGATTTGGTAGCTTGTACCTTCACCAGTTGCGTCATTGACTACTAATAGACCCTCTGCGTACTCGTCAGCTACTGCTGCGGTTGCACCAAGCGTTACAGTTACTTTGTTAGTATTGATTGCTCCACCTGAAGCCCAAGCCACGTTGTGGTGGTTTGTCTTAGGTGCTGGAGCGAGTTGCAATTTACCTGCACTAATGTTTGAGCCGCCAGCTTTTGCGTATCTAAAGACACGTCCGTCAGTAAGAGCAATCTCTTGTCCTAAGTCGTGTTCAGGTACGCTCCCTGTTGAGTAGGGATTAAAAGCTACAACGTCTGCTGATCCTTGAAGTTTCATATTACATCCTCCTTTAGGCTGCGCTTGTTATACTTTCTAATCGACCCTGACGACGTGGTTGCCAGCTCGTAAGGTTACCCAAATGGATAACGTCTGCGATACCAGCGAACTGACCAGTTGGGGCACGGAAGCCAGACCAGCTGAAACCAGTGAATTGGCTGAGAGGTGGCTCGTCATAAACACCACCGTCAGTTGTTGTGTTCCCAAGGCTGATGCTCTTGTATCCGAAGACACCGTCAGCTGACCAACCGTAGTACTGCAACCAGTTCTCGTTCAACATGAAGACGTTTCCAGCAGTTGCTTTTTCGTCTCGAACCCAAGGAATACCCTTATAAGTAAGCGATACAAAACCTTGTGTTCCCTTTAGACCTTCACCGGGACGGCTTGCGCCACCACGAACACCGACGCTGTAGTAACCCATCATTGAGTAGTTCTCACGAACGCTCGCAGTAAGTAGAGTTTCATACAAGTCCCAAATTGTCTCGTTAGAGGTAATTAGGGTCGGGCTGGTGTTTCCAGTTCCTGAAGATACCGCACTAAACATAGTTGCAAGTTTTGGCAGTGTCATTGAGTTGCCTGAAGCAGCAACACGGTATGAGTCAAGCACAGGATAAGTTGTTCGGCTCTGTCCACCGATTGTATCAACATCTGTTCCGTCGTCTACGATACCACCGACACCGATAATATCTTTGTTGCTGTTACCAGTACCAGTACCGTAAAGCATGGTTCCTGTAACATCCAAGAGTTCTTGCTCGCTCTCTTCAACTGAGTTCTTAACTAGGTCAGTAACCTGAGTTTCAGAAACACGGTTTGCAACAACGCTTGTACCTGCTAATGCAATAGGGATACGAACGCCACGCATGTCATAAGACAAGGTGATTTTAGTGTCAAGTTCTTGTGCTGTAAAGCTATCTAGTCCTGAGAAGGATGTTGCTTGTCCAGACACACGGTACTTTATGGCTTTATCGATGCTAGTACCAGCACCTCTTTTTGAATTACCGATTAAACGTAGTGGTAAAACGTGACCGTTCAATACGTTGTCAGTAACCTTTGGCAGAAGTAAGTTCTGCGTCAAAGCTGTAACTTTAGTTCCAAAAGTCATCTCTTTGTACTCCTTTTTAAATAATAAAACAGTCTAACGCTGATGTGCGCTGACTGCTTATAAGCATTCCTGATATTGGTATTGTAAGTCTTAACATACTCGTATGTCAAATATTGATATTTGTATATAGAAAAAACAGCCCTCGGAGGAGGGCTGAAATGTATTGCGCTCTCAGCTAATTAGGCTGGTACGCTCTGTTTGTTTTTGTTTATCAGTCTATATAAGTATAGCTTATATTGTATTAAATGTCAAGTCTTTTTCAGGGTAGCTGGCGACTCTTGTTTGCTGGCTTGTACTCCAACCCTCATAAGCAAAAAGGGTAATACACCGTCGCCATTTGAATAATATCAGGGCGCATTGGCTGCTGCAATAGAATCTACTGCCATTTAACATGTATTAACTCACCACGCTTGTTTAGAGCTACTGGAGGTCGCACCAACTAACTATACTTGATCTGGTAATAGCGAATCAGCTCGTGCAATAAGCTCGTCTAAATCACGTGCGCCGTGGATAGTCTTGTAGTCGATTGACTTGCCTTGCTCTGTAGCAACTGAGCTAGTGCCAACTGGTGCTGAACCACCTGCCTGTCCTCTACCAATCTGACGGAACACTGGCTTGCCAGTCTCGCCAGAGGCTTTGAGGTCGAATACCTTGCCTTGGTCGTGATATTCCTTGAGTACTTTACCAACACGCACTAGGTTGTCGGTCTGCAGGAATGCTGCATAGCTATAGAGCGAAGCGTGATAAGGGTTCTTTTCATTGCCCTCACGTGCCGGAAGGTCGCCGTCTTTAATCAAAGCATCAACCTGCTGGTCGAGGTATTCGTCAATCTTGGTCTGTTGCTCCTCAGCTGCTTTTTGTTCGGCTGCTTCACGTTCCTGCTTTTGCTGTTCAGTCTCTTCAACCGTGCTCTTAGCAATATTCTTAACATACTGGTCTAGTTCTTCCATAGTTTTCGGAGCTTCACGTGTATCAGGTGCTGGATCAGGTTCCGGCGCTGGCGCAGGTTCAGGTGTTACGTTAGAGTTTAGTTTCTCTTCTACACCTTCAAAGCGCTTGTCCAAGTCAGCTTTAAACGAAGAAAACCAAGCTGGTGCTTCGTCTTGGGCAGGTGCTGGAGCTGGCGCAGGAGCAGGTGTTGGGTCTGCAACTGGTTCTACTATATTGATTGATTCGTCAGGCGTTATGTCTAGGCTAACGTCTGGTGCAGGGTTCTGCTCTGGTTCTGGTGCTGGTGGCACAATTGGATCTGGCATTTCTAATGCTCCTTTTTAATTATGATTAAATTATAACACTAATCGTCATTATCGTCGTCGTCTTCATCAAGCGCACGCTGTGCGACACTACCCACACGGACTCCACGATTGGTTGGGGTTGGTTCGCTGGCTTTGGTTTCTTTCTCGTAACCTTTGACCTCACCTGCAGACTCTATCTTCTTAACGATAAAATCGCCTCGTATTGGTCCCTCGCCATCATAGCCTTTACGGATTCCAGTCATTTCAATTTCTATAATTACCTTGTAGCATTTGCCGACCTTCCAGTCTTTAATCTGCTTCAACTTCTTTTCGGTTATATCGAGGTGCATAGGATAGTCACGCTCTTCATCTACTGGTACGTCTCTCATTGTACTGGTACTCCTTGTGGTTGTTCCGGCACTGGTATTGGTTGCACTGGCTGTTGCACCGCTTCAGGAGCTGGCGCAGGAGCTGGTTGCTCGCCACCGATTGCCGCTTTAATTGCTTTGATATGTTGAACAAACATTTGTTGCTGTTCAGGTGGCATTGCCTCAAACTCTCCGCTGTTATAGAAAGCAACGAGAGCCTGTGCGTATTCAGGAGACGGTGTGCCGTTTATCTCAGGCATCTGCCCTGATTGTATCTGTTGAATATCTAGCAAAGCCTGTTGACCGTCCATGCCACTCACAGGTGGTGGTGTGCCTTCAGGTTGTGCGCCAGCTGGTGCCTCTGCAGGTGCTCCGGCTAACTTCTCGTCGTCCATAAGTCCTGCCTCTTGCAAGTAACGCTGGTAACCGTCTTGGTCGCCAGTTAGGTACGCAATCAAACGCTTGGTTCGTTGCTTTGGATTGGTAACGTCCAAGTCCTCCATAAGTGTAAGCGGATCAATAGCCTTAATCTTAGCCAAGCCAAGTGCTATTTCTCGGCGTTCTGATTTACCAGTGGTCTCAGCTTTTACTTGAACAGCTATACCGTCGTCAATCTTATCTTGGTTTATAACTTCGTTGACTAGCTCGCCGTCCTTACCCATGTCACGAACATAGTGGTCTTTATCGTACTTGAGCTTCATCATCTGAATAGCCCAGCTTGCCATTTCAAACACGGCACGCTCGACGACAATCTCAGCTATATCGTCGGAAGTAACCAAGTTACCTTCACGAGTAATCTGCTTTGATATACCAGACTCGTTGGATACAGTCTCGCCACGTGCCCCAGCGTTGGCTGCAAACTTGCTGTCAATCTGCTGTCGGTTGGCTTGCTGGTCTTGATACAGCATAGGTGACGGTGGTGCTGAACTAAACGAAGTAACCATCGTGCGTATATCTTCGTTGCTGTCAATAAAAATGTGTTCATTTACGTCGTTGGTAACTTGTGCCACGTTTTCACGTGTACCCATAGCTTTGTTGAACGCCAGCTTTGGAACCATGCGGTCTGCTATAAGCGTAATCTGAGCACCTCGTTTGTTCACGGAACGTTGCAAGTACCATGTCTGCTCAATAGGCGAGGTGTCCTCGTATGCGCTGCGTCCAGTGTTCTCATAGCTTAGGAATATAAACGGCTTGCGTGGTCGGTCAAAGAAGTTTCGGAAGTTTGGTTCGTCAAACTCCATCAAGCCCTCTGCGTCAAACTTTGGTTTGTAGTACCCTTCAAAGTCATAGTAAGGGTTCATGTCTTTGCCGAGAATAATATTGTTGTGCTTCCATGCGACGAAGTCGTGGAGCTTACCCTGCTTGTCGTAATAGGTAAACCAGCCCTCGACGTAATCTATCTCGTCACGTGAGTTACGTGAACCCGGCTGTCCGCTGTCTACGTTATAGAGCTGTCTTAGCTTCTCTTTAGCACCCGGAAACTTTGCCATGATAAGCGAAATAGGCTCGTTTATATACTCATAGATAAAGGTCATGTTGTCAGAGGTAAAGCCGTCTTGCGGTATGGTTGCAGTCTTGTTGAAACCAAACTTGTTAGATCGGCACAAATAGAACTTATAGTCGCCACGTCCCTCGTCGGCGTTTGGCTCCCAGACAACCTTGATTGCTGCCTTATAGTCAATGCTAAGGTTACGCAAGCCGTCACGCAGTATACGCTTAAGCATAGGCACGTGCTGGTTCAAACGCTTTTCGAGTATTTTAGCGTTCTCTTGCTGTTCCTTGACGGTGTTGCCCGGCATAACAAGGATGTCAGGCATCTTAGAGACTGCTGTTGCTATCTGGTGGCGAGAGTCCTGCCAGATGATGTTATCCATGTAAGGTGTCTCATGCTCTTGTAAATCTTCCAGCTTGATTTGCTTACCACGCCAGTAATCATAGTTCTCACCGCTTCGCTTGCCGATTTGTAGCTTTTCGTCGTTCTCTTTTGATGCTTTGAGTCGCTCGTCAAATACTGCTACGAGTTGCGTGTCGTCTATAGGAAAGTCAACGGTTACATCTAAATCGACAATCGCTTCATTACCAAGAAAGTTTACTTCGTCCATTGCTTACTCCTAAGTGACTAATAGTTTAGTTTTACAGCGTGTGTTTAAGTCAACCCCATTCTTGGTCACAATTATTACGTTGCGACACTCTACTATAACTGGCACTTGAGCAAAGTGCTTAACACCTGCTCTGTCTAGTCTGGTGGCTGGCTCTGCGTGTCCCGGCATAATTACTCTGATTGGAGAGTAGTACTCAAAGGCTACTTTGCCACAGTTCGGACAGCGGAACTTCTTTTTTATCTCGCTGTACTCATCGCTTAATATAACGGTTATCTCTGGCTTCTCTTTCGTAATAAGTGCTGGCACGTTCATATTATGATTCTATCACAGTTCTAGTATGGTGACTTGCGCTTTTTTTGCTTCTTTGCTACTGCACCCATTAAATCAGGTGGTTTATATACACCGCTTTGACTTGAACGTATGCTTGGCACGTAGTTAATATCCTGCTTGTTTTCTTTGGCACTGACTGCACCTGACGATACTGTATCAACCGACAACTGCAGTAGTCCACCTGTCAGCGCATCGTAGCCGTGGTCCTCGCCGTCGGTGTTTATATCTTCAACGTTAGTGTCGTCGTATACCAGCTCAGGGATTGTTTCTATCAGGTACGTGCAGTGCCGCTGAATCAACAGTCGTGGTATTTTATCCTCGCCAAGTCCAAACATAGTATGCAAGAGTGCTTTTCGTCTCACACGTGCCCCAGCGCTTTGCGTTGGCATCATAATAGAGCTAAGTCCCGTTAGCTTCTCAAATGTCTTTGCTATGGTCTCCTCGCTTCGCACCTTGCTATAGCAGTCGTGGGGCAGGGACATATACTGTACGCTTCCCCAGCCACGCTCAACGTCCTGCTTGTTGATTTTGTTTAGCTCGACTCCCCACTCTTCCGGGCTTTTCTTGTTTTGTACCAACTCACGATAAACGTATATCCTACGCACTCCCCAGCGGTTCTCAGGCGTGACAGCCAGCCACACCATAACACCGTTGGCAGAGTAACCCCAGTCAAATGCCATTATCTTATAGCAATCTTTAAGCGGATAAGGCAGGAGTTGTGTCGTGTGGGTATTGTAATCAAACTCACCGAACGCCTGTCCGACGAATACGTCCCAACTACCGAAGCGCCAAGCACGGTATAGTTGCTCGTCTGTTTCTTTGTATCCCTCTAGAATATTGACGTAATACGGATCCTTCTCCATAAGCACTGGATTGTCGTCTACGCTGGCAGGGATAAAGATTGCGTCACGCTTGGTGTTATTTGATAAGAATGGCCAGTTCGGTCGTCTAGCCTCTCCCACCTTTGGTTTAATAAAGCGACGCTTAACCCAGCCGTGACCAACGCCACCCGGATTAGTGGTAAGGAACACCTGCGGTCTCAGCTCTGCCACGGTTGAACGTGCACTAGATAAGATGTTCTGGTAATGAGCCTCTTTAGGAATCTGCGTCAACTCTTCAATAAGTATTTTCTGATATTCGTGTCCCTGATACTTGGTATAAGCGTTCTTGTCTTTCATGTGCCCCACACGTATCTTGCCACCTGCAGGGAAGTGAATCACAGCCTGTGGGTGACGTGATACTTTCACACCGTAAGGTTTGTACATAAACTCGGCACGGTCAATCCAGTCGGATAAGTCGTCAACGTTACGTCTAAGCACCAAGCCACGAAAGCGTGGGTGACGCATATACTCTGTCATCCAAGCCAACCCTGCGTCTGTCTTGCCTCCGCCTCGTGCGCCACCGTAGAGTATCTCGAACACGCTGGCTGGTTGCATCAAAGAGAACTCTTGTGGTCCGGGGTTTGGTTTCCAGCCGTCAACGGTTGTCGTTGGTGGTGGTGTGACTAAAACATCCGCCATTGTATAGCCTCTCCATTACAGCCTGAACAGTATTTACGGTGACCGCATTGCCACACATTTTGTAGCGCTGTGTGTCCGACATATCATAGTCAGCTATATGATAAGAATCACCTCCATACTTTGTCCAATCGTCGGGGAACCCTTGCAACCGTTCACACTCTTTTGGTGTAAGCCTCCGAAGCTTTCCTTGTATAAGATGAGTATCCCAGTTATGTTTATCGTTTACCGACATTGAGCCGCCAGTGCGTACAGTCCTGTTAACTTTCTGCTCAGGTAATTGTGTCATGTAGAGACCAGTCTTTGCACCCATGCCTCCCCCATTTTTTATGGTGCGTGCTATACCCGACATGTCGTATACACGACTGGCTTCGTCTACACCTTGCGTAAGCTCTTTAAGACTCGCTCTTGTACTTGTTCTGATAGGTAATACTTGTCGTCCACACTCTCCTCTAAGATGTCCGATAATGTAGACTCGCTCTCGGTTCTGGGGAACTCCGAAGTTTTTGCTGTTAAGTACCTGCCATTCAACTCTATACCCCAAGTCGGAGAGAACCCCAAGTATTGTTTGGAAAGTCTGCCCCCCCCCATGACTAAGTAGACCTTTGACGTTTTCGAGTACCAAATGTCGGGGTCTTTTGTGCTTGAGAATCCGAGCGACATCAAAGAAGAGTGTGCCTCTGGTGTCGTCAAATCCTGCACGCTTTCCAGCAATGCTGAAAGCTTGACAAGGGAATCCTCCGACAAGAAGGTCGAACTCTCCGTTAATTTCGGAAGGTTCAATTTTTGTTGCGTCTCCGTAGTTGGTGTGTCCATCGAAGTTCCTTTCATAGACTTTAGTTGCGTATCTATCAATCTCGGAGTAACCAACACATAGTGGGGCTGTCCAGTCTCTAGGGTGTAACAGTACTCCCTGCTTATCAGTGGACCGCTCCCTCCCTTGTGTGCGTTCTTGCGGTTCGGATTCCGTGCCGATATGTGTGCGTTGAGTATCATAGGCTCGCTGTATTCCAAGTTCAAATCCTCCAATCCCTGTGAACATAGAGAAGTAACGCACTGCTACTTCTCTCTCACAATTAAGTTAGCAATCCCACCGTCGAACCGTTGCTGGTCGTCTATAGCAATATCCGGTCGTAAGTAATCCTTGTCGGACTCTTCGTAATCAACAAGCGTTTCCTGTTGCTGGGTTAACCACATCTTCTCGTGGCAGTGCGACTCTTTAACATACTCCTCAAGCTGTAGCTCGTGTCGTATCATCCTGCAATACTCTGCACCTCTATTTGACCAGATGTGAATTTCTACGTTCTTGAAGGTAGATAGTATGCTCATAAGGTCAACGATACGCTCATTGGCTACAACTTTAGTTCGGTGTATCTCTTCGCTGTTCTTGCGGAGTGTGCCGTCTACGTCGAAGGCTATGATTGTCTTTTTCACTTTTTACCTGCTTTCTGATCACTCTTACTCTGTATGTCCGTTTTAATCTTATCGTAGTTGTCTGGCAGTTTACTTGGAAGGTATATTATCGGTCCAGTATTGACTTCTTTGCCGTCGCTAGTAACGTCATGGTACTGCTGTGACAGTTTCTTGCGTTCTTCGTCCTCGGATATTAAACGCATCAAAGCTATCTGCAGGGTTGGGTTACTTGATTTATACCACTTAGCCTTTAGGTTACTCTTGGTTGTAATCTTGTTCTTCTCCAAGGCACCTTTTATACTGTCCTTTTTATCCAACTTATAATCATAAAAATTAGTGCGAGAGATACCAATGAAAGCCCATATATCTCCGACAAACATAAGGTTATGATCGTCTATAGCTTTAAGCGACAACTTCTCTAATTCGTCTATCTTTTTCTGAACTTCTATTTCAGTTCGCTTCGGCTTTGCCATGATTAACCTCTGGTGTTAATGCTTGCCACTGCTCTTCCCA